GATATACTGCGGCGCCACTTCCGGTCTCATCAGAGAGCACGCCTTTCAATTGCAAACTCGTGGTCGCTGCGAACTGCGAGAGAGGGTTGGCGACCAGCGCATCGCCTGAGCCGGCGGGGGCGTTTCCGAGAAGGGATTGGAGCTGCAGGTTCGTTCCATCATAGACCAGGTCGCACCATTGGCCGGCGCGGATATCGTTGTCCGCCAGCGCGGTGGTGATGCCGCCCGCGACTTTCACGATGGTCTTTGCGCCGACTGCATTGATGTTGAGCGTCGCGGCTCCCGTGTTCGCTGTGGCGGCTTTGAATCGGTAATGCGCGCCGGTGACGTAAGCAGTGATCGCCGGGGCAAGCGTGATGACGTAAGTGTCGTTGGCGCCGGCATCCGCGGCGAAGAGGGCGGCCTCGAGGACGTCCGCTTTGGTGACGCTGCTGAAGACGGTGCCGGAAGTCGCGGGGAAAGTTTGGGTCGTGCTGTCGGTACCGGCGAGAGTGAGAGAATGGTTGACCGTGACGGTTTTGCCATCGGCGATCGTCAGCGTGGCACTCGAAGCCGGAGCGGTGAGGGCGACCTTGTTGATGGTCGTGGCAGAAGCGACACCAAGGACAGGAGTGACCAAAGTGGGAGAGGTCGCGAAGACGGCGGTGCCGCTGCCTGTCTCGTCACTCAGGAGGGTCTTGAGCTCAAGGCTGGTGGTGGAAGCGAATTGCGCCAGGGAGTTGGCGACCAGGGCATCACCTGAGCCGGCGGGGGCGTTCCCGAGCATTGATCCCATCTGAAGGTTTGTGCCGTCGTAAACGAGTTCGACCCATTGGCCAGCGCGGATATCGTTGTCCGCCAGCGCGGTGGTGATGCCGCCTGCGACTTTCACGATCGTCTTGGCGCCCACGCCGTTGATGTTGAGGGTCGCGGCGCCCGTGTTCGCTGTCGCAGCTTTGAATCGGTAATGCGCGCCGGTGACGTAAGCGGTGATGGCCGGGGCAAGCGTGATGACGTAAGTGTCGTTGGCGCCGGCATCCGCGGCGAACACCGCGGCCTCGAGGACATCGGCTTTCGTCACGCTGCTGAAGACGGTTCCCGAAGTGGCGGGGAAAGTTTGAGTCGTGCTGTCGGTGCCGGCGAGGGTAAGCGAATGGTTGACCGTGACGGTTTTGCCGTCGGCGATGGTGAGGGTTGCGCTGGTGGCGGGCGCGGTGAGGGCGACCTTGTTTATGCTGGTGGCCGAAGCGACACCAAGGACGGGAGTGACCAAAGTGGGTGAAGTTGCGAACACGCTGGCGCCACTTCCTGACTCATCACTCAGGAGGGTTTTTAATTCTAAACTCGTCGTACTAGCGAACTGCGCCAGGGAGCTGGTGGTAAACGCATTCCCGAAGATCATCGCGTCGCCGGTGGCGGTCACTTCATGCCAGGCGCCGCCTTGAGCGTAGAAAGTGATCGAGGCATTGGCGGCGAGGAGATTGGTGATGGTCGTAACGCCGATCTGGATATCTTTGCGAAAGAGAAGCGGGATGGTGATGATCTGCGAGCCGACGCTGGTGTTGGTCCAGTTCACCGTTAGCCAATAGGCATTGGTCGCGATGCTGATTGTCGGGAGCGCGATGGTGGCGGTCGCTCCGGAGCCGATGACGCGATAGACGTTCGTGGTGAGGACCAGGGTGAGGGTCCCGCCATTGGCGACGGTTCCCATGTCAACGTCTGTGGGAATGCCGCCGTTATAACGAGGGGTGACCAGGACTGGAGAGGTTTGCAGGGCGACCAGGCCCGTGCCTGTCTCGTCACTCAGGACGCCGGCGAGCTGGGCGGAGGTGGTGGCGGCGAACACGCTCAAATTATCGCCGACGTTCGGAACGGCGGTGCCATTTTCGGTGATGGTGATCGCATTGAGGCCGGCGCTGACTTGCATCACTTCGGCGGTGTCGACCGTGAGGGTTACATCCGTGCCCGCGGGCGAGGCTTCCCAGGCGATTACTTCGGCGTTGCCCAGACGGAGCACGCCGGCGTCTGCGGGATCGCCTGCGGTCGAGACAATGAGCGGCGCGGTGATGGACGTGGCCGCAGCGACACCCAGGACGGGAGTGACCAAAGTGGGTGAAGTTGCGAACACGCTGGCGCCGCTGCCGGTTTCATCCGAGAGGAGGGTCTTGAGCTGGAGACTCGTGGTGGAAGCGAAGACGCTGAGATTATCGCCGGTGTTCGGGACTCCGACGCCGCCTTCGAGAAGGGTCACTGAATCGATAGACGTGGCCGTCGCTGTACCGAGGACAGGAGTGACCAAAGTGGGACTCGTGGCGAAGACAGATGCGCCGGAGCCAGTCTCGTCACTCAAGAGGGTCTTCAACTGCAAGCTGGTGGTGGAAGCGAATTGCGCGAGGGAACTGGAAGTAAGAGCATCGCCGCCGCCGGCCGGGTTTTGCCAATCAACATAGCCAGCGGTGTTGAAGGTGGGCACTTGGCCGTTGAGCGGCGTATCGCTCTTGAGCACGCCGACCAGGATCGTGTTGGCGGTGCCGTCGTAAACTTGGATGCCGCCGCGGTTGACGGCCCAGGCGTCCACGTCGCCCGCGATCTCACCAAACGCATCGGTCGTGGGGCTAACGCCGTTGGGCAATTGGACTGAGCTGGTGAAAACAGGATCGGCGAGCGGCGCTTTCAGATTCATTTGCGTCTGCAGCGCGCTGGTGACGCCATCGAGAAAATCGAACTCGGTCGAGGAAACGGCACCGCCCCCGATTTTGGCGGCGGAGATCCCGGTGGGAAGGGAGAGCGTCGGATTGCCTGAAACCCCATCACCATTGGAGACAGTAATCTCGCTCGCGGTGCCTGTAACCGTGCGCGCGGACATTGTGCCGGTGGCGGTCCGGGTGACAAGTCCATTAGCGGCGAGGCCTGCGACGGCCGTCAAATCTGAATCGAGCGCTTGCTTGGCATCGAGCTGGGTCTGTAAAGCGGAGGTGACGCCGTCGACGTAACTAAATTCGGTATTGCTGACGGCGCCGCCGCCGATCTTCGATGCGTTCACTCCGTCAGCGATTTTAACGTCGGTGACCTGGCCGGAGTTGATGTCCGCCGTGTCGATCAATTTAGCGGCTGCGTCCTGCACGGCCGCCGTAATGTGCGTGAAGCCTGTGCCGGTGGGGACGCTGCCGCCGCCGCCGCCGCCGGTGCCGGTGATGGTGATATCGTTCGCGTTCGAGGTGAGGGTGATGTTCGCGCCGGCCACGAGGGAGCGGAGCTGCAAATCGGAGTCGACCTTCTGTAGGAAAATTCCCTCGCCAGCGCCGACGTTCGAGGCGGTGTTGGTCTCGCCGCCAGTTACAACCGCGGCGGCTACTGCATCGACGTAACCTTTGGTTGCGGCGTGGTAGGTGTTCGTCGGGGCGCCGCTCAGGGTCAGGAAACCGGACATCGTATCGCCGATCTTTAGCACGTAGGCCGGGAAGACGCGGAAGGTGCTGATGAGCTCGGTGATGGTGTAGATCGTGTCGTCGTTCGGGACGGTGATGAGAAAGCTGTCGCTCGTTTTGCCGCCGATGGTGACGCGGTAATCGCCCGCGGTGAGCACGATCGAGAAGAGGCCCGAGCTGTCAGACGTGGCGGTGCTCTGGGTGGTGGAGACGATGACGCTGGAATCGGTGACCGGGGTCGAGAGCGGGGCGAAGACGACGCTGGTGATGCGGCCGGTGCCGGCGGTGGTGCGGATGGTGCCGGTTATGGTGGACGCTCTGGCAGAGGGCAGGAGCGGTAGGAACAGGAGCAGGAGGAAAAGTAGTGGGCGCATCGTTGCGGAATGCGCGGGAGTCAATCCGACGGATGGGACGGATAGGACTGATTACTCGCTGGCGGCTGGTACGGGCGCGGGCTCCTCTTCAGGAGGCGGCATAGGAAGGTTCCCATTAGGCGTCGGCGCGCTCAAAAGAATAATCGCTTCCTGGATCGAGATATCGAACTCGGTGGCGAGGTCCTTCGCGCGTTGCAGGTCGCTGCGGACTTCGATCATTCGTTGCGCGTCTACGTCTTCCCAATACTGACCACGCCGGCCACACGCTTCTTTGCGGGTCTTGATGCCGTTGCGCATTTCCTGGATATCGATGTCTGACTCATACTTCGCGTCGGCGGTCATGCGCGCGGGGGGTTGGTACTCCCACATCCACCAATCGGGATCGGTGGGGAGTTCACTGCGCTTGGAGGCTTTGGCCAGGCCGTAGCCATCGACGCGGCGGCACACTTTGCTAACCAGCTTCTGCCGTTTCTCGATGACGCGGTTGATCTTTTCCACGATCACGCGCATCGGCGCGCCGCCTACGTGACTCGGGTCCAGACAGAAATCGAAAGACCATTCCATCCCCGAAAAGGCTGAGCGCACGATGCGGTCCTCGAAGGCTTGCTGGTTGCCGGTGGGACGATCGGCGCGGAATGCTTCGATCTTTGAACCGCTGCCGGCGCGGTAACGGCGGATTTCGCCGGTGAGCTTTTCCTTGGCGTTGGCGGTCTTCGCGCCGGTGTCGGCGTCGAAGGTCGCGGATTGTGCGAAGATGGCTTTGCTCTCATCGATGTCTCCGGTCTCGTTGTTCTCGATCAAATAAAGCGCGCTGGCAACCTTTTGCGCAATGAGCTCGAACTGGCGGCTCTCGGCCACATCCTGCCAATCGAACATCGCGGAGACGAGTGAGGGGATGCCGCGCTTCTGCCCACGCACGATCGGCCAGAAGCTCAGGATCATGTTGCGCATCGAGACGTCGGTGAAGACGGTCGAGGCGTAGGTGTCATCGTTGAAAATGCGGGCGGCGATCGGGCGCGTGTATTCGTCGACGATGATGCCGTCGATCATGGTCGCGCCGTCGTAGGGGCCGCCGACCACGATTTTGTCCAGGTTGCGGCCGCCGATCAAATGGGCGGGGATTACCTGGATCATCGGGTAGCCATCCGGGGTCTCGGTGAGAATCACGCCGATGTCTCCATCGACCAGGTCCGCGATGATCAAATGCTGGACGAGGGTGTCGTAATCGTAGGGAGCGCCCTCGATGTCAAAAATCTTGTGCCACTCGAAAAGCCAATTCTCGGCGTCGTTGCCGAACCCCTTCTTATCGCGGCCGTAGTATTGGGGGATGAAACTTGATACGGCAAGGTTCGCCTGCTCGAGGACGGCGCCTTGAATCGCGGGGAAGTTCCAGAAGAGGTATCGGCTGATGCTCATCAGGGTGCGCCGGCCGATGTTCGAGACGTTGCGATGGAAATCGCGATCGAGCATCGGGATCGCCGCGCGGTCGGTGTTCTGGGTCGCGGCCTTGATCAGGAAGTTGTTCGCGGCGACGTAGCCGCTCGAGGAGCGGCGGTCGGTGAATTTGTAGGGGGCCTGGGACACAAATCAGTAATCAGTAATCAGTAATCAGTTAGGAAAAGGCGACTCCGGTGCGTTCGTTGCGGGTGACCTGGTCGATCGGATATTTGTCGGGATCGAGACGGTTGAGGGCGCGGAGGATTTGCTCGATGCGCTTTTCGAGGCTGCCCATCGTTTGCCGCTGGGAATTGATGTCTCCGGCGCCGGCCGCCACGAGCGCGGACATTTCCATGTAGTCCTCTTGGGCAACGACAAGCGAGGTCTCGAGGATCTCTTGGGATACGCCGAATAGGTAGTTGATGGACATCGCCCATCGGCGCAGAGTCAATCCCGATGAAAACACTGATGCCTGGACATAGATACGAACTAGAAAACTTCGAGGACAAAAACCAGCCGGGTCAAATCATCCAGTTCATTGAGAAAATGCCGGTCACTGAAGGCAGCCCGGAACTGCGAACGGTGAAGGATGGGACTACAAACGAGGAAGTCCTGAAGGTGCTCATCGATCGCATGAACTCACTCCAAGCCAAATTCCCCTGTCGCGAAAATGCGATCGTCATTACGCATCTCGAAACCGGGTTGCTCTGGCTCGAAAAACGAACAGCGGACCGGATGGCCAGAGGCGTCGAAGGCAAGCAGGTCAAGTGATTCTCACTCACCCACCTACTCACTTACTCACCTGCTCCTCCTTCTCCTCAAGCATGTCCGGCAAAATCTCCGAGAGCGTAGCGCCTAAGACCTGCATCCTCCCGCAGTCGCGCGCGTGGTTGTTGCCGCTCGGGCACACCCACACGTACTTGACGACGTGGGTGAATTTGTTCTCTTTCCGCTTCTTGTATTCGGAACTCATCTGCCGCTTGTATTCTTTTTCGAGCGGTTCCTCGTCGAGCCCGACGGGGCCGATCCAGCGCCCCAGGTCGATGATGTTTTGCATCCGGTCGCCCATCGTCGGGCTGCTGAATCGGATCATGGGGGCATGGCGCCGGCCCTGGCCAATCGTGCCGCTCTCGGGATCGCCGAAGACCAACTCGGCGTAACTGTGCTGAACCTTCTTGCCGTTCTTTTTGCGGTGAAAGAAAACAACTTCCTCGCCGTTCTCGCCGGCAACGCCTTTCGCCGCGATCCAGCCGTAGCGAATGCACGCCGCGTAAACGCCGTGATCGCCTTTTGGCTTGTACCCGGAATCGATCAAGTGCTGATTGCAACGGACCTTGTGCTTCGCGCGGATCTCTTCGAGCTCGGCGAATGAATACGCTTTGCCAAACGCCAGGCGGCGGACCTCGGGCGCCTTGCTCCAAGCACAAATCAAATACCAGAAGACGTCTTCCTCCTGGCGGTCCGACGTCATGAAGCGGCCGCGTTCGTCGGGCCAGGCGGAGTCGATTTCGTAAACGGCCGACGCGAAGGAACGGGAATTGTCCATCAGGCCGCGCTCGGACTTCGGCTCCGCGGCATACTTCTGGAAGAATTGGATGAGGGGACTTGAGATGCCTTTTTTGTAGGCGTTGATCGAGGTCAAATAATCTTCAACCAACAACGCCCACGTGCGGGTGATCAGCGCGGAGTAATGGAACGAGGCGTGTTGACGGAGCGCGGCCGGATTCTGAGAAATGTATTTGCCGGTGCGGTTCCACTCGGAGCGGTTGCGGTGCGTGTCGATGTGGGGATGGCCGCATTTCTCGCACTCGAAACGGATCGTCGGCAGAACTTTCGGGATGTCCCACAGGCCGGACTCGAGCTTGTGCGCGTCCCACACGAGCCCCCAGCGCGTGCCGTCGGCGCGGTGATGCGTCCAGCGGGTGTCCATCCAATGAGCGCATTTCTCGCACTGGATATGCCACTCGGATTGGGAACCGTTCTTCCAAAGTTCGTCCAGGTCGTCGTCTTCGGTGCCGCCTTGGGAGATGTTGAGGACCTTGGAATTGTGCAGCTCTTGGAAGTCGCCGAGGCGGCCCATCGCTTCGCGGTGTCGGCCGGGGCGCCACATCCATAATTCATCGTTCGCCTGAAAACGCACGCCCTTGCCCTGCAAGTTTGTCAGGGCCGATCCCTGTACGTATAGGGGCATGCCGTTGCGAAAGATTATTTCGCTGGTGCCCTTGAGGTGGCGTGAGTCGGGGAAGAGAGGAACAACAGGAGGACAGTTCTCAAGAATGAAGTTCGTGCGGGTCTTGCAGTGTTCCGACGCTAACTCGTCTTTTGCCCAATTAAATTGGAAGGGACCGGGGTCGTTGCAGATGGTCCAAGGCAACCAGACATCGGCGAGCAGTGTCTTTCCGCCGCGGACGGGCGCAATGACTGTCACGGTGCGGATGTGGTCGTCGCCAAGCGCGTCGAAGGGACCGATCAAATGGCGCGAGTCGTCGATGCGGAATAGCCCGGACCGGGTGAGGACCGGCGGCATGGTGACGTGTTCGCTGGCCCATTCGTAAATCGGACGGCGGTCCGGCGTCGCGAAGGCGGAGAGAACGGCGGACTTGAGGGACACGAGGAACGGGCGGAGTCAATCCGTCCGCTCCGTCCGATTCGTCCAATCAGCTAGGCAAAAGTTTCCCGGTCAAAGAAACATTGTGCGAAGTCTTTCCACAATTGCCCCAGGACGATTTGGACCACTATAAAGCTACGGCCCCCCTGGAGATCGTCGCGCCTGCCCGGCAAAGCGTGCGCAGTTTTTATTGGTAAGGCTCGGCGGTCCTTGGTAACGGTGTGATGTATGCCAACAAAACCTACCAAGAAGACGACGGGCCAAGACGGCAAACGCAGTTCCACCAAAATGCCAGGCAAGGGCAATGGAACACCTAAGGGTAAACGCGGTGGCGGTGGCTCCCAGACGGAGCGGTAAGTTTTTCGCGGCCCAGCTAGTCTTTCCATTTCTTTACGAGATCGCACATCTGGGCGCAGATCTCGTCCACCAGCCGTTTCCCGTAAACGCGGGCTTGCGCTGGGTCCATGCCCGAAACGGCCGTCGGATACTCGTTTTCCAAGCGCTGCCGCAGAATCTTCAACTGGCCGGCGGCGATCTCGTGCAGAAGCTTTTCGACGGTCGCGACCAGGATTAGCGCGCCGTCCTCGCGGTCGTTCCCAATGCGCAGCTTGCGGACCTGCTCGGCGGTCTTCTGATCTTCCAACGTGGCGCCGGCCGGGGCAGCGAGCTTGTCCGGATTGTCGCTGATCCATCGGAGAAATTCTTTCTCCTGCACGCGGCTCCCCACGAACGCCGGACACCCCGCCCCCTTCGCCCGCTTCAACGTTTGCGTGTCGAGATTGAGCGCCGCCGCCGCCGCCGCCAGGCTGTCGAACACGCGCTCCCGTTTTGCGGCCCGCGAGGACCGCGAGGGCTCAGGCCGCGCGCGTTTTTTGTTTTTTGCGTTCTTCACGGAAATCTACCGAAGTGG